GGGTGTAGTGACGGTGTCTATCCATGACTCAGGAACAGTCATTGGAAAAGTAGCTCCGGGCTCAGTATTAGTGCTATCTAGGAATTTTGCAGTACCTCTTGCGAATACTGTATAAGTTCCAGGTTCTACACCTTCCCACACATCTTCAAGTATGCTCTTTGGTTGAGTAAGGTCTAGGTAGGTGTTAGTATAAGAACTACCAGAGGCGCCAGACTTAGGTGCTATAGATAAGTAACTATAAACAGCAGGCTCTCTACTGGATTTTAGGGAAAGTTTAACTGACCCTGGAGTTGACGTTGTTACTGTAACAGGGGATGAGGGTACAAGAATTTGTTGAATTGTTTTTGATATTGAATTAGCCATTTACTATACCCATGAATTGTATGTTGAAATCAGTGTTTCGCTGTAGCCAATGCTATTGCCATCAGAGATGAACTTATCTAATACGTTAGCGTGATATCCTCCAAACATTGACGTTTCGCTACTATTAAAATCTATATCGTGAGACAGGCCTGTAAAAGTTGTACGTACATATGTTGCGGCTTCGTCCCCTTTCGGTGAAACAGCCAGTCCCTCAGCTCTACGTACAAGCTCATAGGACGTCATTATTCTGTATTGTTCTGGAACATTCTTACTAGGCGTCTGCATTCCCTCGAATGGCACTATAGTACCAGAGCTAAGAGCGCCATTCATCACGGCCTTTCCATTTACTACGCACGTTATATTAGTATTGAATGTAGGTGTGTGTGTGCTAACTATTTCAGTAGGACTAGAGATGTATCCATCTGTAGAAATACAGTAAGATCTATATCGCAAATCCATTCCTATTAGCGATCCCCTATACGATACATCAGTTGGATCAACTCTACCCAGAGGTAAGTCTGTTCCTCGATCGTTATAAGCAAAAGGTATTATGTCTGCTAATTTCTTGGATGTGAACCCACGAGAAATGACCATTGTGGTGTCCACAGCGTCCATCCAGAACATACTACCAAGGTCAGTCCTTGTCCCTACATAGGGCGCCACATCACCGATGAGACCAACTGGCACGTCTTCCCATGCATCCTTGTAGTACCAATAGAAATAGCCATTTAGCGTTACCCCGTCCTTAACAAAGCTATAGTCCCCTTCCTGGAATCTGTAAGCTTCGAATGTGTCTCGATAGTCAGGTGGGTTTTTCTCAGTTCCTATATATCCAGGAAAGAGTGTATACGACCCTCTGTTATAACTTTTAAACTCACACGTAATTAACTCGTCAGCATCCTCTGTACGGTCATAGTCTGCAGCGTAAGTACTTATATTTATAGGCTCAGATGTATATTCAGGAGTGATAATCTGTTCCGTGCCATTATTAATGAACTCTTCAGTCCAGGTAATTCTTATTAGGTTAGCTGTTCTTTCTACTTGACTGTCATATATGCCGTAGTCTATACCTACGCACTCAGTACCTGCCTTATTGAAAACCCAGTAACACTCAGTTCCTGCACCAAGTACAGTTGGAAAAAATGAGTGGTCATTATTAGTTCCACTCCAGTAGTGTAAGCCACCATCTAAACTAACCCCAACCTTTACTCCAAAAACTATCGCTGCGGCTGTTACTAGCTGATCGCCTTCCCATAGTAGCTGTCTGTCAATAACTAGTCGAGGATACCTCTCTGTGACCTTATCTGACATATTAGAAGTGCTTAACCCTACGCCAGATCCGTATCTCTGTCCATTACAACCTGTCATTACACGACCTTCCTCACCCATCCACATATTGATATGATTGCCTTGTACTGGCGTAGACGGGATTAAACCATCTTGATAAGGGGATCCTAATATACTCTCTCCTACACCGTCCTTTTGTTTGGCGTCTTTAGTATCTAAGAAGTAAGCAACCTCTATATCGTTTCCAAAAAAAGGGTAAAGGTGTATAGAGAATTCGTACCCAATTTCACCTGCAATTATATGCACATGGTTGGGCGCAGTACGTATCATGACAGTTACGCCAGGAGCAGGAACGACTGTTTTCATAACCTGCCCATGCTTAGCCATAACTGCTTGCTGTCCAATAGCAAAAGGCCACCACTGTAGCGCTTGGCTAAGGCTGCCTTCGTACGTAAATGACGACATTTATATTATAAGGTTGGTAAACTTAAAGAGAAGAAGTCAATATTCTGAGTTGAGTTTACTGTCAGTACTGTGCTTGTTAGGTTTAATTCCTTTCCTGAAGTACCTACGTCGCCCTGCACTCTGACCTGTGTAGTGCTTAATAACTGATCGTCAGCTGCAAGCTCTAGTCTATAGAAAGACGCAGTACCTGATAAGGCATTAGTACCCGCCCATACTTCAGCGGTCGTCTTAGTCACTGTGCCATCGACAGCGGCTCCTTCAAACGTTAGCGTAGTAACTCCGTCATTATCTTTAAATATTGTACATAACAATGCTGCTGCAGTACAGTCAGCATCAGCTGTTGCTGGAACAGTGCCAGAGTATATCTTCATCACGCAGGTATCCATACTGCCTTTAAATGGCGCGGTCACTAGCATGCTATTTCTTAATCCTGTGCTTAATTTTAAAGCCATTATCTTATTCCTATTTTATTTAATAAATGTCTAACTGCTTAATACGAGCTTCTTAAAACGTAAGAAGTATTCAGTCCGCAACTAATTTGTGCAACGTTGTCAATTACATTTAAGAATGTATCGGTTGTTGTAACAAACGATATCGATTCCGGAAGCGCACCCAGTCCTAGTTGTCCGTGGAAATTTGAACCAGCAGCGTATAGCTGTCCATTTTTAACCATCATCGTATGCTGATCCCCGCAGGCAACCTGGGTTACTCCAGTGTGACCAGTGTTAGTAAAGCTTGGCGCACCGAATCTGTTAACCTTATCACCCATTCCTAGTTGTCCGCTTGTATTCGTTCCCCACGCGTATAGCGTTCCATTAGATATTGCCATGCCGAAGTCATCTGAGCTATCGACAGCAGTAACATTTGTCAACCCTGTAAAGGTGAAACCTGGGGTTTGATTGTTGCCATCGTTGTGCCAAGAAAACCCATCAGCATATAAGTCACCATTTAGCATGATCGCGAATGACACTCCTCCTATACTCTGCACAGACTTAACACCTACCATGCCCGGTACCGGCTGGAATGTAGGATGCGGAAGAAAATCTCCAAATCCAAACTCTGAGCTAGTATTAGACGAGCTAGTCGCAAATAACGAACCATTAAGAATATAGAAAACCCCAGCACTCGCACAGTGTACACTATCTGCAACAAGTCCCATTGGAACAAAAGAATCACCGCCGCCTACACCACCTAACTGATTAGTAGCTCCTGCACCCCACATTAAGCCCGTGCTATCCAGAGCCACTGACTGACTCGACGCACTACCCGATACGGACACCATGTTTGCTGTTATTGATGGTTCAAAAGCGTCTTGATGAACACCTATACCGCCACCGATACCCAGCTTTCCGCTATGGTCTCTACCAGTTCCCCATATGACTCCGTTACTTATCAGGAACGCACTGTTACCCGCTCCATCAATTATAGTAAGATCACTCTCTAGTGGAAAGCCCGGTACAGGCGAGAATGGTTCAAACCCAGTCAGAACATCAAAATAATGTCTGGGCGCTGCACTTCCGTCTCCTATCTGACCATACAGTCCCTGACCCGTAACCCATAAAGAGTTAGGGGATAAAGGGATTTCTCCTTGGTTGCTGTTGGCGTTCCGTAAATTTATCCAGAAGGGATCAACCATTAGCTCTGCACCACTGTGACATTACCAGTATCAAAGACAAGAGTCTTGCCTACCTGCCTTAAGATAGAAGCTGATAAAGGTGCCCAGTAAATAACGTTCCCAGCGACTAATGCGTCATAGATAGCAAAGTGCGTTACATTGTAGTCTGCAGCGTTAGTTCCATGCACTACTGCAGGGAATGTTTGAGTGTTACTGCTCTCACTTGATGATTGTAAGTTCCCAGCAACAGCAGCGCCGAATGAAATGGGTTGTCTAGCGTATGCTGTGTCGTCAGCCACGGCATCTACTTCACCAGCTGCAGGACTTCCGTCTAAGAACCCTGCTACAAGAAGACCTAGATGCAATGTAGCATTAGGCGACGTGTAAGCTGTAGCGGTCAAAATATGATCCAGTACTGCCGTTTCTGAAAAATTGGACATTGCCATGATAAGCCCCTTATGAAAGTACGATGTTGAAGATATCGACTGTTCCTGGAGCACCAACAACGATGTTAATGTTGCTAAGGATCATGTCACCTGAAGTTGTACCTACGTTACCGTCAATACGCTTCTCTGTTGTGGATTGTGCGTTAGTATCAGTTGAGGATACAAGTCTAAAACATCCTGCCGTACCAGCTGCAATACCAGTGTACTGCCAGTTGACACCTGCAGGGATAGACATACTAGTACCAGATGGCGTATCAAACGTCAAGCCTGTACCGTTAGCGTCAATTGATACTACTGCTAATAGAGTCCCTGTCATAGGTTGATCAGACGACGCAGGTTGTGCGCCAGTATAGATATTGACAAAAGAGAGAGTCATATCCGCTTTAATCTTCTCCTGCAAACTATTTAGTTGGCCTGTTGAGTATTTTACTGTCATTTTTATTTCCTAAATTAAGTTAAAGTTTGTTGTCTGCCACTCCATTACCGTCCGTTATCGTAACGACTCGTGTATATCCTTCGTCCTCCATCACTTCCGTGTAACATAGATCGCCAGGAGCTAAGCTCAACTTATCCTCCGTTAAATTCTCAAACGGGAATAGCCGGCAAAGACCCTGGTTGGTATGTATATAAGACACTCCATTGTCCGCTTCTGCAAGTGCCTTACCTGCAGGCACTCCATATTCTGCTATACGCGCAAGTGCGCCCTCTGTTGTGTATACGTAGATCTCATCATCAGTCGCAATAACTAACCCAGACTGCGTTCCGTGAAGAAGATTAACTTTGCCGGGGACAATTAAGTGATCAGTACGTAAACTGAACAAGTTCCACCAGAAAGGTTGTGAAAAGAACACAGCAGTTTGATTACCATCTGGAACTGCCGTATATACACTGCTTTCAAAGAACGCAAGTTGTTTGCTGTCCGCTGGAGCAGGGTATGAATTTAATTGATTGTCATCTATAGGTGATGATAGTAACGAAGTATCTGTCACTGTTACGCCACCAGACGTATGTTCGCCTTGAAAATACAGAACTGTTCCGTTAGTGTCGGACACATACGCGCGTACGTTATAACCATTATACTCTGGTATGAAAGAAAAGCCAGCATTATCTTCAGTATCAAAGAATAAGATTTCACTTGCTCCGCCCTCTCTTCCTGTGCTATCAACGTAAGTAATTACTAACTGATACTGTCCAGCAGGGAGGTCGCCAGATCCGTGGGCTACAACGGGTGCTAGTGGATTTGGGATGCGCCATAGGCTAACATTATTGTTAATATCAATAAGATGTCCTGTTGACATTAGTATGAAATCAGCCGTTTCAAGCCAGTAAACGTATTCAGCACTCAGGCCTGTTTCCAGGATTACTACTGTAAAATCCTCATTAATGAGCTGTAGATTACCAGAGTCAATAACGAATGTTCGACGCTGATCATGAGTAGAGAAAGCCGCTGTTATATTGGAGGCAGACAAAGCCAGAGAATGTCCCTGGCGCTTAACTATACCGCCAGCATCATCGATGTTGACGTTTTCCGCTGTAACCAACGACCCTGGTGCTAACCTTCTGGATTGTTGCTTGTTACGAATGCCTGTGAATTTATCTATGTTAACCGTAGGATCATTAGCCATATCTTATCTCTCTGCTACTGTTATAAGTAGAGACCGGTCGTCTTTCTCTCCATTATGCTTAGTAACGCTATTAGTGATAGTGAACTCTGTTACGCCTGCAGGGATAGTCCCAAACATTGCTAATGTCTCACCTTCAGCAGTAAAAGACGTATTAGTAACCGGAACGCCTCCTGTTGCAGTCCATGCGCTATCAGTTAGCGTATCGCCTGGGAATAAGAATGCGTTGTATTCGATGGCTTTGAATTTTACAGTGCCGTCATCTATAGTACCTTTAGCTACTGTAGGCCACACAGGCTCATCTAAGCCACTAACGCCATTACTTGTAATTATGTACAGGTATCCATTAGGAACAGTCGGAGCTACCCAATTGAGCAGCTTATTGTAAACCACTCCTGGCTCCCATACTTGAGGCTTGTATTTAAATCCATAAAATAGTTCAGAATCAGGATCTTGAGGCGCACTGGCCTGTAGGATATCTTGTGAATTTGCTGGGTATGATCTCATAATTATTTCTCGTTATTTAGTTATTATACGTCAGCATATCTGACACCTATAGAAACTAGCTTATCGCTATGCTCTACATATATAAGGTCACCGGACTCTACCATAGTGTACGGTGAAGATCCTTCTATAGCTATCCAAGAGATCGAGTCCCTATCACTAGCTAAAAAGACACTGAAGAAATCACCCGCCTCGCTTTGCTCTATGACGTTAATCAAACCAGCATCAAAGCCAGTCCATATATCTGAGGCCTCTACTGCTTCTAGTGTTCCTGCTTCAAAGCTAGAGGAATTAATGGCGCTATCTAGTGCGCTAGCTAGGTCGCTAGATGACACTGAAAATACACCGGAAGAGCTAACCGAATCTGTTGCTGTAGACCCTTCTACTATATCATTAAGACTGATGATACCGCTTATAATTGTGTCGCTTGCGTCTACTGCGTTTGCTATTGCACCTGTTATGCTAGTTAGCTGTGATGAAATGCTATCGGTAGCAGCGGCGCTTTGCTCTGCGACGAAAAAGTCTGCCGAAGTACCTTGGAAAACTAATGGAAAAGCAAATTCAGACGAACTAGCAGCCGTATCTACAGTACAACCATCGAAAATTAATGGAGAAGCAAATTCTAATACATCGACCAGGGCTATTACCGCAGGAGATTGTAAATCAGAAGAAGTAACAGCCGCAAGAACAGCTGCTTCAAAACCTAAATTGGTCGTCTCGGTTTCAGTGGCATTGCTAGCTTCCCCTAATGATCCGTTGAAGCTCCCTGTTGCTGATACAAGGTCGATAGCGGACAAGGACTCGATAAGAGCCTTGGTTATACGTACTCCAGCTGTAATCGCATCTAGTGCCGTTGTAGACTCTACTGCATTAGCTATCGCTGCTAGGCCGCCAATGATAACATCTGACGCTGATGTATTCTCTGATAAGGACGCAGGGGTGTCAGATCCCGCGCTATGAGCCTCTTGACTGGTTAGCCCCTCATCCACAATAGTACCAATGTTATTACCTAGTGCAATAATAGTATCAGTTGCGATACCTGCTTCAAGGACACTTGATACTGAAGCTGATTCGAATGTGACCTGAAATCTTCCAGCAACAGACATTCCTGACTGTAATATAAGACCAGCTCCACTAGCTGCAGGAGTAGTCCCCACTATAGCGTACGATTGATTCTGTACCCTAGTCAAGATGGCCTGACTTTTTAAGTAAGTTAATATGACGTCACTTGACGGATTACTTGGGTTATCCTTCATATCTAGAGTGATCACTACCTGCGATACCCCAGTGTCCAATGCGGACACAATGTACGTACCACTAAACCAGTATAACTTGAGTGCCCCTGACGCTGTTATATACGCTACAGCAACCGTAGCATCTGATGTAAACGCAATACTTATGTTGGTTACATCTTCTGTCTCCGTGTGAAGTACTGTTTCTGTGCCTGCATCCCACAGTCTAATCTCTTTTGAGATAGGCTCAAAGCCTACCCCCCAGAATTTATTAGTTAACCCAGCTGAATTATCATCAAGCGCTACAGCGCCAATGGTTGTTGCGCTCACTGCATACGGTATTATAGGTGGAGTTCCGTATGATTTGTAAACGCTAGCCGGCAGGTCTATCCATTCTGGTGTCATGACTGATCAATCGTCTCTAGTAAGACAAGATCCATACTATCGTCAGCGGTCTTGGTTATGAAATTTGGCCCCGGAAAGTTGATTAAATAGTAGGCATGTCCGGTGCTAAACGCGTTACCGCTCTGTGTTGACCCCGTTATCGCCTGTTTGATCACACCACCTGGTGCGTTACCTTGTTCTGGTAAAACCGTGTATACCTGAGATACTGTTGCTACATTGCCTACTACCACCTTGCTTAGGGTGCTAACAAAATTAGGAACGGCTGGCGGAAGTGATCCACCTGCTGCTGCAGATAGTACAAATGTTACAGGATCTACAGTATATACATTATCCTCACCAAAAAATGATATTCTTGACGTTGGGAATACTTCATTTAAGTACTGTGCTTGTAAACCACCAAGTCCGAAAGAGGATATCATAGGTGAAATTGTGTAAGCAACTGCACTACCACCCACAGTCACTGATCCTGATACAGGAGTCATTGAGTAAGCTTTTGATACTGTATAGGTTACGACTAACTGATCTTGTGCGGTCACAGTAAGAGTAGTTGGTACATCAAGTTCATCTACAAATAATGACCTGGTCTGTAATCCAGAAGTAGCAGCCGAAGATAAGCCCAGTTCAGTAAGATCACCTACGATAGTCCCCAAGGTAAAGGTGAATAGTTTTGATGAAGAGTCAGTAAATACAGAACCAGTCAACGTACCGGCCTCCTGAATCCACGATACAAAGGTTTGGACAGACCCTACGCGGTTCACTAGAGCTGTATCAGTTATCGTAGGTGGAGTAGTACCTATGCCTACTTGAAGGTTAGTGCCGGCTGCTAATAGCGCTGTATTAGTGAGGTACTGTGATAACACCACATTACTACTCTCTACGGTATTTATGACCTTGCCGTCGCGGAGCACTTCCGCTTTGAATTTTCCGCTAATTCCTACTTTTGGTGTTTTAAACATGATGTATCCTTATTAATTATGGGGTTGGGGTTATTATAACACTGTCAATACCTGTTACACTACCAGTTGCACCTGGTTCGCCAAATGAATCTCTAATTACTACAGTGGTCACTCCAGCACTGTCAATACCTGTTACGTTACCAGTTGTCGCTGGCTCGCTAAATAAATTCCTAACTATGACGGTAGTAACTACGGCACTATCAATCCCTGTTACGCTACCAGTTGTCACTGGATCAGGATGATTACCTGGATCATGTGGAGGTGTTATTATAACACTACCTACACCCGTTACACTACCAGTTATGGCTGGTTCGCTAAATGAGTCGTTAATTACTACAGTAGTCACTACGGCGCTATCAATACCTGTTACACTACCAGTAGGAGCAGGCTCGCTAAATGAGTCTCTAATTACTATGGTAGTCACTACAGCGCTATCAATACCTGTTACCCCGGCTGTCACAACTGGATCTGGATGATTACTTGAATCATGTGGTGGCGTTACAATAACGCTACTAATACCCGTTACACTACCATCTATAACTATCTCGCTAAATGAATCTCTAATTGCTACAGTAGTAACTGTTGCGCTACCTATCCCTGTGGCAGAAGAGTTCACCGCTGTGTCTGAAAAATATTGTGGATATAAAGTTGAAACTATTGTATATGATGGTGCGAATGAGATCTGAGCGTCTGCGTCGCCTTGACTTAGTGCTATTGTAACCTCTAGTGCATTAGCTTGTAAGTGAACGTCTGCAGTGTCTTGACTTAGTGCTACTGTAGCCTCTAGTGCATTAGCTTCTTGAGCCGCAGAAAATTCTTCGTCTATTCCAAATGTTCCCGCCGTAAGATCATCAAAGAGGCTGACTACGTAGTCTACCGTTGCGTTAATCGATAGATCTGACGCGTTAGCAGTATCCGCATAGCCAACCTCAAAATCTATGCCAGACGTGGTCGAGATGCCTACCCCGAAGGTAGACAGTCTGAGCCTGGTTTTCTGAGAGCCTGAGAGAGCCATGTTATATCATCCTTGCGTTGTGCGATGTCAATGGCGCGGTCGGTATTCCTGTTATGGTTGCTGTTGTAGTGCCGCCAGTATAGCTAGTGATATCTGTTACGACACCCTTCAAGGTTCCATCTGTAAACACTAGTAGTCGTCCAGTATATTGCTCGTCAACCGCTGAAGCCGCTGCCCCATCAACAAGGTTTAATACAGCTGTTGTTATGCCGCCCCCTGCTGTCGTGAATGTCACAGGAGTTCCAGTTGCTGAGTTATCGACCATATAGGTTAGTTCAGCAGCTGTCGGTATACGAGTCTGTACGTCAATCACCTTAGTCTGTACATCGTCAAGTGAATCCTTCGCGTCGGACTGCAGCAGCATTATATTACCACCTGCATCAGTATATCTAAATTCACCCTGTACATGGATATGTCCTCCACTACAATTAGTCGTTATTATTTGGCCAGCACCAGCAATATGAACATTATCGCCGGTAGACATGTTAGCGAAAGTTATTTTCCCGTCCCACTGATGAATATACAAAGTGACATTACCCACGACAGCGAAGTCAAGAGTCATACCAGAATCACTATCAGCGTAACATCCGTGTAAATGGAATGCTCCAGGCTCTCCAAGAGTTACAACTCCCTTCATAGCGCTTTGGTGGATGTATCCACCTGCAGGGATAGTAACGTCCATGAATATGCCGTGATCAATCATCCATACAGCAGTTGCAGTAGCAGTGCCAGAGATTGCATGTGCGTGTGAAACGTGACAATTAGATATATCCTGCCCAGCTAAGGCAAGTTGATACCCTTCTCCATCAAAAACCTTACCAGCAACTCCAGCTGTTAACGTTATGACGCTACCAGGAGTGACAGTAAAGTGCTTTAACCCGCCATTTGTACTTAGAGTAAGTGCGTCAGCAAGTGTGTTAACAGGGTTATCAGCAACACCATTAACGTATATCTCTGTACCGGCAACGCCATCATTCGTATCAATCCAGATAGCACCGTTTGAATACCCTACTGTCCTACTAACCACAGTGTATTCGCAATAAATTCTGTCTGTTGCAAAATCTGTTCCATTAGTTGATTGAAACCTAAATCGAACTTTACCAAGATCAGCCCCTGTTCCCGTCATCGACAAGACTGGAGTAAACGTTTCTGTCATTATCCCAGTACCATTCTTTCCTTCTATCTCTCCAAGCTGCACCCATGAGGCAGCGATCCAATCCCATGAGAATACCCCATAGTCATCGTCTTTCTTTCTAGCGTACCCTTCCCAGTATAGATCCGTTGCGACCTCATCACCTTGTAGTACAAATTCATAGTAGATATCAGTATTTCCAGCTAGATCTTCCACTGTATGGAATACACCATCAGCTGATGTAGTGGATGCGATTGATCCTGTTTCTGCGCCACCAACTGTCTTAGTAAACGACGCAGCGTTAATTGCGATACCAGCAGAGCCTACGGACAACATCCCTAACGTGTGCTGTGTGCCTGGTGCTTTAGCGTCAACATACCCCGTTCCGTCGAAGGTTGCCTCTAGGTTATCAGCAGCAAGTGTGTCACTGCTTATCTGTACGGCATCTGTCTGTAGGTAATCTGTTGTAGCTGGTGCGTATAATGAGTCGTACACGTTAGCGCTTACCACCATGAATTGGTGTTTAACTGGCAAGATAAGGCTATCATCGTTAATCAATATCGTAAACCTACCCTCAGTGTCTGTATCTGTTGCAGATAAGTCCAGGGCATAGTATCCATCTGCTCCAGTAATTGCCGATAATGTTCCTGTTATTGGTGTTGTTGTAGTAGCTCCATGCTTAATAATTTCAGCCTCGTCTGCTCCTGCTATAG